AGCTGTCGGCAATCGACGCGTCGTATACGTTGGTCTAGTCAACCCATGGCCGCCGAGTAGCCCTTAAATGGGTGATGGGTTCGTAAATCCGAACCGGCGGCCGCTTCTCTCGGAGGTAGCGATGTCTTACGATAGCTGGAAAACGACCGACCCACGCGATTCGGAGCCCGATTACGATGTCCCCACGAACGACCGCGACGAAGTGGACGACAGCGAACGCGCCGACATGGAATACCTCGACCCTGATAACGGCTGGACATCGTGTTACGCGGTGACTGTCGAAGTCACCGTTCCGTCACGCGTAACGCTCGACGCTGTCCGTGCGGAAATTCAATCGAACATCGAATCAGTAAACGGTTGGAGCGTCGATAGAATCGAGCCAGTGACATCGGCACTGTCGGCTTCGGCCGCGTGGATTCTGGTCCACCGAATGTTCGTCGACATCGTCACTAACTGGCCGTCGACGCGTCCCGATGGTTCTAACTTGGCAGTGTCCAAGGTTGCGGCGATTGTCTGTGACGTTGTCGACGCAGACCGTGAGACGTTTGGACCCTTGCACACGGCATACGCTGAAGTGAAAGCCTTGTGGTTGCGGCGCTGGGATTCGGCGGTGAAACGTGGCTAAGCTTTCATCGGCCGTCGTTTGGCAAGGTCGCTCACGGCTCGACAACGAAACACCCATCGTCGCGATTGTCACCGGCATCACTGGCGCGTCAGCTAACCCGAAGACCGGGCCCATGGCCCAACTGTGGATACTGCGAGCCGACATGGCCGCTACCGTGGCCGTCAAGAACGGCGGTGACGCTGCAATCTGTGGAGACTGCAAACTACGCGGAACGGATGGCCGGGAACGTGGGTGCTACGTCACTGTGTCGCATGCGCCCAACAACATTTACAAAACCTTCAAGGCTAACAAATACCTGTCGATCCACCCTGCTACCGTGGCAGACCTCTTGACGCGTAACGGCGTTAGGCTTCGGCTCGGGGCGTATGGTGACCCCGCCGCGTTACCCGTCGACGTTCTGTCGACGCTGACGCGTGGCGTGTTCGCGTGGACGGGATATACGCATGCGTGGCGAACCCGGCCGGACCTCGCCCCGTTCGTGATGGCTTCCGTAGACAGCCCTTCCGAGATGGCCGAAGCGGTGGCTATGGGGTTCAGGACGTTTCGAACACGAGCCCCAGAGCAAGCCTTACAGGCCGGTGAAATAGTCTGTCCGGCGTCCGACGAAGGTAACCACCGGACGACGTGTGAACGCTGCACGTTGTGCGATGGGCGCAGGCCCGGTGATCGACGTAAGCATGTGGCGATCATCGCGCACGGTTCATCCACGATCCACGCGTTAAAGGTCATCAGGAGGGTAGCGTAATGTTCAAGGTCGAAGTAATCGCGGATAACTCAGGGACGTGGGCAGGGAACGGCTTGACGTTTGACACGGTCGACGCTGCCGAAGCATACGCTCGGGACCTTATGAGCCGATGGACGCTTGTGCGTGAATGGCGCGTCGTGCCTGTGGCGGTGACGCCATGAAGGCGGATGTTACGGCGGTGACGCTCGACGCTCTCCGAGTCTACCGGGAACGACTGCGGCTCGACCTCGCAGACATGCACAGTCGTAACGCGGCCATGGCACTGTGCGACCTACTCCGACGAACGCTCGACACTGTGGAGCGTCTTATCGGTGAGCTATCATGAAGGACTTTGCCGCATGCGTGGCGTTCGCCCTTGGTATCCTGCTTCACCTTGTTAGCCGTGCCGTGCTCAGACGCTGACAGCGTAACCCGTTAGACTCCCGGCCGGTGTGGCTCTAGTGGCTGTCAGCTACTGACGCTATACCGGCCGTCGTTCGTTCCAGCCACAACCCACTAACCCACTTCACCCATCCCACTCCCGGCCGGTTTCGTTAGCCCGCCCTCGCCCTTGTCCTATCGAGTAGACTGTCATCCTGTGGTGACAGAGTCGGGTAGGTGCGCGCAGTGGGTGCGCGGGGAGGGGTGCGCGCACCTCTGGCCGCCGCCGCACCCGGCGCGAAGGTGCGCCTAAGGCCCCCTAGGTGCGCAGGTGCCCTGCTAATGTTCACGCTTCGAGGATAAGTCCAATGTGCGGCGCAAGTTAGCGGTCGGGAAGGACCCGCTCGCTGCTGGTGGGTACCGTCAGTAACTAGTAGCCACTGGCAGCGGCGGGGATCAAACGGCGGCGCGAATCACGCGGTGTGGGAGGATCCGATGCGCGCGAGCGGCAGCGCAAACTCAACGTAGCGGTCGTGCGTCGGCGGCGGTCCCCAGCTGTACGGCCGACCGCTGGTGACCTCGACGTGGTCCACGAGCGAGTTGTAGCCGTTCTCGATGGCGGCGGTGACGAGGCTCAGGCGCGCCTCGTCGGACGGCTGGTTGAACAGGGACTGCCGAGAGATGAGGATGGGCACGAGGACGACCTGAGCGCGGCCGTCGATCTCGCACCACTGCAGCCACTTCGCGGCGTAGATGAGGTGCGTCGGCATCTCCTGCCACTCCGAGAAGTAGGGGGCGCCCGTCATGCGGATGTAGGGCTTGACGACGAGGCGTTCGACGCCTGAGTAGAGCGCCGCCCCCACGAAGGGGACGGCGATCAGCGTGCGGAGGAAGGATCGGCGGTTCATCGGAGGTCGTCGATCAGGATGTTGAGGCGCTGGATGCGGCCCTCGTAGTCCTGCACGACGTGCATCGCGGCCTGCTGCTCGCGATACATGGCGTCGAGCTTCCGCTTGAGGTCTGAGCGCAGCTCCTCGACGCGTCTGACCGCTGCCAGCTTGCCGAGGTCGAGGATCTTCTCGGGGTTGCACTGGCCTGAGATCCGCACCTGTCCGAGCCCGCCGCCGCCCTCGCTGAGCGGCCCGCCGCCCTCCTGCGTAGGACCGGCCCAGAGATCGGTATGGGGGATGCCGATGGGGTTCGAGGCGCCCGAGATCTTGCCCGTCTGCGCCTTCTTTTCGGTGTTGAATTTCTTCAGTTCTTCCCACGGTTGTGCCATGAGTAGCTCCTTTTCAGCCTGTTCCACCGGTGTATCGACGGCGTCGAACATCGCTTTGACGCCGTTCTCCATGAGGGCCTTCACCAGCGCGATCTTCCGCTCCTCTTCAGGCGTGTAGGGCGGCTGCATCTTATCCGCCACACTGATAGCCGAGATTCTTGAAGTACTGCCGCCACTGGACGATGGAGGCAGCGGACGAAGAGCCACGCACCCACCCATACATCGCGAACTCGAAGAAGCAGGCGGGTTGCTTCTCGTTCGGAAACAGCTTCGACCCCTGCATGTAGTACGGCGGGTTCGGGTCGTCACCGGCGGGCTGATCGGCGGGGCGAATGTACGGGCGAATCGTGCGCCCAGCGATCTGCCAGACCGTGTCGTCGAACACCCCATCGAAGAACTCCGAGAACAGGATGTCGTAGTCGCGCATCAGGCCGACTGGCGTCCAATCGCTCGGGCCTTCACCGACCGGAATGTGGCCGACGTTATGCTCAATCCCGAGCACGCAGAACGGACAGACCGAGCGGGCATTCGCGGCCCACTGCGGGATGACGGTGTGGGACGGTTCCCAGCCGTAGAAGACGCCGTCCCAACCCGGCAGGATCATCACGTAAGGCGTCAGGTCGCCGTACGGACTGTGCTGGAGGGCGTTGAGCACCACGGGCAGCGTCTTGAAGCTGGTGTCCATGGTTTCGTCGAGGAAGATCATCGGGATGAAGCCGTTGTCGATGGTTTCCTTGACGAGGTCGTTGAACGCCGGGATCATCAGCGTGCCGCCGGTCGTCCAGTCGAGCGGAGGGAAGCGGTCTGCGCTGTACGGCTGGTTCGGTTCGTCGTAGAGCGCCCGACCCGAGGGGACCGCGATGATGGCGTGCGTATCGCCCGCTGGCCATGCCGTGCTGGCGTGCTTGGCCGCGTAGACGGCCTGCCGGTCAGCCGGTGACAGGTAGGTCAGGGCGGCTTCCCACCACGGCAGCGTCCCGAACTGCGCCGTGTTGACGGTCAGGCCCTGCCCAGTGATATGGACGGCCAGCACGGACTGACGCAGCGGTACGGGCGGCAGCGGCTTGACTGCTGGAGTCAAATCCCGATGATTGTGCAAGCCCAGCACGCTGTTCACGTAGACGAGGTCGGTCGGGATCAGCGGGTTGTGGGCGATGTCGAGGTGCTGCTGGATGGTGACGTAGCCATCGGCCTTGATCGTGATCTGCGAGTCGGGGACGTTCGGCGCGTCGGGGATGTAGACGTAGCCATTGGTGTCCGTCCGGTAGGTCTTCCAGACGTTCGGCCCGATCTCGATGGCGATGGTCGCGCTGACGCCACTGCAGTAGTTGTCCACGAACGGCGTGACGCACGCGGCCATGTCGACCGCCACGGTCGCCGGAGCGGTCACAGGAGGGGGCGTCGTGACGGGCGGCGGGGTCACAACCGGTGGACGCGCAGGGGGTAACGTGACGCCGCAACCGGCCATGAAACCGGCCAAGATGCTGACGCCGAGCACGCCCTTGATCGTCGACACGACGGTGCGCCAGAGCGAACCCTTCTTGCCCTTCTCGGGGGTGGGGTCCGACTGGCCGTTTTCGAGCGGGTTCGGGTTCGCGGGGATGTCCTTGATCCGATCAGTCATCTAACCTCCTAGGGCGAATCTCAGATAGCGGATGGCGACCCGACGCTGGTAGCGCGCCTCGCGGCGGGCGTCGGACGTGCGTGCGAGCTTACGACGGAGCAGGTAGCGGAACATGTGAAAACCTCCGCTGGGGGTCTTGCAAGCGCAAGGCCAACGTGCGAGAATCGTTATGGGCGTCCTGAAGCGCGCAGCACCGCTGCACCTCCCTCCAGCGACTGTCGCCAGTAGGGACGCCCACCGCTACTCCGGCAAGGGCGAGGTATCTTCGACTTTCAGGAAGCGGTTTCCGAACTTGTAGGAGCAGCGGTTGGCGCGCTCGCTGATCATGTGTTCAGTCGTCTCCCCCGTCCGCTCATTGATGATCCACACACGAATCTCTCCATCGGTCGTGATGTCGTAGCGGTCGTGGGGATACAGGCAGATCACATCGTGCAGCCCACCCACATACAGGATGTCGAGATCGACCACCGGGACTTGCTTGTAGCGTTTCTCGCTGATGATGTCCATAGGCTATAACCAATGCAAACAGGGTGCCGCGATAGTCTGCAGCCTGTCTGGCACATTGCTTGCATCTTTGTTCTCTAAATGGGACGCTCAAGAGTACAGACTGCCCTCTATGAGATACTTTTTGAATTTCAAAAAGGAGTCTGTAGCATTTGCCGACAGCCTGAAACCTCTTCTTTTCACGGAACAGTTCGGCAGCTCGCCATGGACCATAACCACACCACTCAGGAGATCAGAGGGCTACTCTGCTGCCGCTGTAACCGGGTATTAGGCTTGGTGAAAGAGGACCCTGAAATCCTTAACAGAATGCAGAAGTATCTTAAGATCTTCAACTCTTCAGAGGAGATCTAGTGGCTACCCGTAAGTCCACCAAACGAATCGGCCCCATCACCGACGCCGAACGCGAACTCGTAGCACAGGTCGTGCTCGACCAACCCGGCGAACTCCGTCCCGCCCAAGTCAACGGCCTCGCGACTGCCCTCCGACGCTCCAAAACCGCCATCAAAGAGCTGATCGACGACGCCCAAAGCAAGTTCCGTGCCAACGCGGACTTCTACGTCGACATGCACAGAAAAGCGGTCCAGAGGGCTCATAATGACGGGAATCAGGACGTAGCGATGAAAGGCGCGCAGTGGGCGATGGAGCGTCTGAGCGCCGAAGGATCGCACATCATCGAGCCCAAAGTGGCCGATCAGGGCGGTCAGGGGCCGCGCGTGATGATCGGGATCAAGGTTGGGGGCCTCGACGCGACCAAAGAGCCCATCGAGGTCATCGCGACTGAGGTCAAGGAGTAGTGGAACAGGCCCTCGTTGTTCTGGACGACAACGGCTCCCCGATTGAGCTGTATCGGCCGGATCCCAAGCTCCACCAGCCCGAGTTTCATGCCTCGGAGTGCCCGAATCTGCTGGCGCTGGGGCCGCGCGGCACGGGCAAATCGACCCAACTGCGCTTTGACGCCCATATCCGCTGCCTCGTCATCCCCGGCTTCCGTGCCCTCATCCTCCGGCGCACGATGCCTGAGCTGCGGGAGTCCCATCTCAACTACATTGAGCGCGAGATGGCCCTCCTTGGGGGCCAGTTCCTCAAGACGACCTTCACCGCGCAGTTTCCGAACGGTTCCTCGATCAGTTTCCGCCACTGCGAAACCGAAGCCGACGTCTTCAACTTCCTGTCGGCGCAGTATGGCCTCATCGTCTTCGACGAGCTGAGCACGTTCTCGCTCCAACAGTATCTGATGATCAGCGCAGCCTGCCGCGCGCCCAAGAATGCAGGCTATCAGGCGGTGATCAGGGCAGGATCGAACCCACTCGGTGAGGGCGCGGACTGGATGTACGCATGGTTCGTCGATCACTCGGTCGATCCGGCGGCTTTCCCCGACTACGATCCGAAGAACTACCAGATGATCTTCAGTCGGCTCGAAGACAACGACCATCTGGACGTCAAGGCGTACAAAGCCAAGCTTGGCGTGCTCCCCGAGCACATCCGCAAGGCATGGCTGCTCGGAGAGCGCGTCGATGAAGGCGCCTACTTCGATGATTTCGCCAAGCAGAAGCTCGTCGACCTACCAGTGGGCTCTCTCTGGCAGGGAAAACCCGTCGTCGAGGGCGATACGCTTCAATTGGTCCACTGGCATACCACTCCGGTCCTCCCACGATGGCGAGACGCGGACGGGAGTGAACGCCCCATCACCGACTACAGCTGGTTCAACATCTACCGCGCCATCGACTGGGGATACCACCCAGATCCCGCCGTTTGTCTCTGGATCGCCATGCTGCCAAACAAACGGGCCGTGGTGTTCAAGGAGCGGACGTGGAAACGAACCCTAGCGAAGGACGTCGCCATCGATATTAAGCGTGAATCGCGCGGCATGCGGATCACGGAGTCGTTCTGCGACCCCACGATGGCGATCAAAGAGGGTCAAGAGTACTCGATGGGCGAGCTGTTCGAGATGAACGGGATCCCCGTCACGCCGTCGAAGAACGACCGCATCCTCGCGGGCTACGCGGTCCATGAACTGCTCAATACGATGATCAACGGGCGTCCCCAGCTCTCGATTGTGGACGCGAAGGGCGAATATGGCTGTCCGAATCTCGTCAAGACCTTCCCCCAACTGCGCCGGGACCAGCACGACCCGCGCAAGATCGCGGATGGCAATGACCATTACGTTATCGCTCTGGCTTACTTTGCAATGGGCATGGCGCAAGCTTCGCGCGTGAGCGTGGCAGAGGCGATTCCTCGCTGGATGCGTCCGAAGCGCGCTCAGCCTGTTCCGTACTACAACTAACGTGATACTCTAGAAGGGCACATGGCTGACCTGACCCAAGCTTCCTCCGACATGGCTGCAGTGACTCCTCCGACCGTGGCCGGAGGCATGCAAATTGCCGCCGCACCGGGCAAGGATCTGAACACGAAGATCGCGGACACGCTGAAGTCCCGATCAAACGACGCGTATACGCACAAACGCCACTACCTGAACGACTGGAAGCGCAACGTCGACGTGATCCTCGGTCAGCCGATCCCGCTGTTCACGGAAGGGCTCGACATCAACGCCGATCTCCAGAGTGCTATCAACCCCGATTGGTCCCTCACCAAGACGAAGACTGCGAACCTGTTCTCAGCCGTCCCCACCATTCGCGGCACCCACGAGAATGGGAAGTATAAAGCAGCGGTCAGCCCGTTTCTCAAGCAGCTCAATTATGAGCTGGGTCCGAAACGTGCCAACCTCGCAGTCGCGATGAGAGAGTGCCTGACGGACGTCGTGAACGCCTCAGGCGTAGCTGCCGTGATCGTCAGCTACAACGCGCGCTTCGACACGGTGGAAATACCGGCTGAGGATCCGTTGGACGCGGTCGCACAGAGTCCGACTCCTCAGCCGCCCCCTCCTCCCGGCCCGCCGGGAGCGCCTGCTGGCCCCGGAGCCCCGCCACCGGGACCGGGCGCACCACCGCCGCCACCCGGAGCACCACCCGCTGGTCCTGAGGCTGGACCGGGAGCGCCCCCGGCACCTCCGGCGCCCGAAATGCTCCAAGTGTCGCGCCCCGTCAGCGACATGTTCAGCGTCTCGCGCATCTCGCCGCGCGACCTCCTCTGGCCGAGTGAGTTCATCGGCTCAGACTTCAACAACGCCGACTTCATCGCGCACAAGGCTCGGATGACGCGCGCGTGCGGCAAGGCCGAGTTCAAACTGACGGACGAGCAGCTCGAACAGGCGGTGGAAACGACTCCCATCGACGGAACGACCGATCTGCGCCAGACCCAGAACAAGCAGCCGCTCGCGGACATCGACGAGATCGCCTACGTCGAGCTGTTCTACTGGCGCTACCGTCAGGACCCCGACGAGAAGAACTTCAAGGCTATCTGGCGCATCGTCTACGTGGACGGCATCGACAAGCCCGTTGTCCATGAGCCGTGGAAGGGCCAGAAGCTCGACCCGATGGCGCGGAAGTACACGGGCGCGTGCAAATTCCCGATTCAGCTGCTGACGCTGATGTACATCACGGACAACCCGGTCCCGCCGTCTGATTCGCAGGCTGGACGGCCGCAGGTTGCCGACATGCGCCGCTCGCGCTCGCAGATGTTCCAGAATCGGCAGCGGTCGATCCCGATTCGCTGGTTCGACGTGAACCGTATCGATATGGACCTGCAGGCGAACCTCATGCGCGGCATCGTGCAGGGGATGATCCCGACGAACGGCCCCGGCGACCGCTCAATCGGTGAGATCGCTCGCGCCAGCTACCCATCCGAGAATATCGAGTTCGACCAGCAGGCCAAGGCCGACCTGAACGAGGTCTGGCGCATTGGACCGAACCAGATGGGCTCGGAGGGCCGCTCGCGCACCACCGCGGCCGAAGCGAACGCCACGCAGGAGAACTTCAGCACCGGAGTGACGCAGGAGCGTTCGTTCGTCGCGGCGTTCGTGCTCAACATTGCGGATGTCCTCGCGGGCCTCATGACGCTCTACTCGGACTTCCCGATTCTGACGGACGAGGAGAAAGCAGCCTTGTTCGGCACATGGGACATCAAGCACATCACGCATGACCTCGTCCTGAACCTCATCCCCGACTCGATGGTCGCGCTCGACGCCGGTCAGCAGATCGACAAGCTGATGAAGGGCATGAACATGACCGTGCAGAGCGGGTTCGTGAACCCCGAGCCGATCATCGCGAAGATCTGGGAGCTGAGCGGGATGGACCCGGCAGAGGTGATGACGAAGCCCCAGCCGAAGACCGAGAAGCCGAACATCAGCTACCGGTTCACAGGCAAGGAAGATCTGACGAATCCGCTCGTCGTCGCGCTGATGATGGCGGAAGGCGTCTTCCCATCACAACAGCAGATCGACGACG